TGGTACTGGTAATGCGGCAACGAACACCTCACGCCAAACAGTCACGTTCGGTTCAGCCTCTGGCGGTTCGATCGCAACCACTAGCAGTGCAACTTGGTCCAATGTCTCTACTACGGAAACCTATACGCATTGGTCGCTTTGGGATGCCTCAACTGGAGGAAACTGTTTGTGGACTGGCGCTTTGTCGTCCTCAGCACCTGTCACAGCGGGTGACACCTTCCAGATTACGACTTTGACTTTGACCCTGGACTAAAGGTAGGCAAACTATGGCAACTAACTTCCCAACAAGTTTGGATTCGTTGACGAATCCAATCAGTACCGACAAACTAAACAACCCTAGCCATTCTGCTCAGCACGCTAATTCGAATGATGCGATTGAAGCATTGCAAGCGAAGGTCGGTGTCAACAGTTCGGCGGTTACAACGAGTCTGGATTACAAGGTGACTCAGGTCGAGGGTAAGGTTCTGCCTGCTGGTGGTGCCGCAGGTCAGGTTCTAATTAAGAACTCGGCTACCAACTATGATGCTGCTTGGGTTGACAATCCTGCCGACCCGCTTTCGTTTCAAGTTTTCTCGTAACCTAATAATTGATTTGGAGTAATAATGGCTACATTTGCTAAGAACATTTTGTCAGGTTCAACTGACGGTCGTGCCGTTAAGGTTGCGGCTACGTCGTCTCCTGGGACGACGATTCATACTGGGTCAACTAATACGTCTGTGATGGATGAGATTTGGCTGTACGCCCAGAACACTGACACCACTGCCCGTAAGTTGACTATTGAGTGGGGTGGCACTAGTTCACCTGATGACCAGATCGAGGTCACAATCCCAGCCGAGTCTGGTCTTGTTCTCGTTGCCCCTGGTCTAATCATCAAGGGCAATGGTACCGCTTTGGTTGTGCGTGGGTTTGCTGCTACGGCTAATGTTGTTACGATTCACGGTTACGTCAATAGGATCACTAACTGATATGGCACGTTTTGGTGAACGGTCACAATCTGGGACACCTGTTAGCGCTTGGACAAACACGCCCAAAGTCATCATTGAAAATGCAGCGTCCAATACTACTAGCGGCGACAACAGGATTGTAACCTGGAACTCTAGTGGTAGTATCACTGTAGAGAACACTAGCATTGATATCGAGTATCTTGTTGTTGGTGCTGGTGGTGCTGGTGGAACTCGGGGCGGCGGCGGAGCGGGTCAACTTGCTACAAACGTCGGGAGTTCTAAAGTAACACTTGGTCCTGGCAAGTATAACGTTGTTGTTGGTGCTGGTGGTGCTAGCACTAATGGCAATGTATCCTACGTTTCAAACGTTGCTTTTTGCATTGGTGGAGGTCGTGGTGGGCAGTCCGCCGTAAGTGCCTTTGATGGCGGTTCTGGCGGCGGAGGTGCTTCTGAATCGGCTTACCGTCAAGCAGGTAAAACAATTCTTAGTGTAGGCTACAACGGTGGCAGCGGCGATGCATCGAATCCGTATTTTGGTGGCGGTGGCGGTGGAGGCGCTGGTGCCGTGGGTGCTAACGGTGTCGGCGGGGGCGCTGGGGGCGCTGGTGGTGCTGGGGTTGCAAATAGTATCACTGGTTCTAGTGTTACATACGGTGGCGGCGGTGGTGGTCGAGGGAGTTTTAACCAAGGCGCTGGTGGTTCTGGTGGGGGAGGTGCTGGCTCCAACACGGCAGTGGGAGGCGCTGGCACAGATAACCTTGGCGCTGGCGGCGGTGCGGGAACCTCTGGTGGAGACGGTGGAGATGGTGTTGTGATTATCAGATGGGCTTCATCATGAATACTAGTTATGCTGCTAAAATTGAAAACGGCATCGTTCGACAGGTAATCGTCGGTGATTCGGTGTGGGCTACAGAAAACCTTGGTGGTTTCTGGGTTGACTCTGAAACCAAAGTTGGTGTCGGTTGGGCTTGGACTGAGCAAGACGGTTTTGTCGCCCCCCAGGAACCTGAACCAGAACCTGAACCAGTAGAGTAATTTTTAGTATGGCTATCGACTATGATGCCATAGTAGACTACGATTCCGTATCCTACGACTATGAGGGTACTCCTGATTCGGTAGATCGAACTGCGACTGGTAGCGGTCTAGGGTCTGGTTCAGCGCTATGGTTACGCACCAAGATTGTATCCGCCAGCGGTAGTGGTACGGGATCTAGTACCGCACTAGATACACTAGTCCTAACTAGGACGGCTTCGGCGTTTGGTAGCGGAACGCAGTCTAGCGTTCATCTAGTATCTAGAACTAGGACTGCTAGTGGAACTAGCACTAGCGGTTCATTAGATATATTACTAATCACTAGTGTCCGTTCTGCCATCGGCGTAGGCGCTGGAACTTCGGTTGCTGTTAGCACCAAGTTGCTATCTAGGACTGCCGATGATGCTACGGCTGGTGGCTCTAATGTCCTCGCATTTGCCACTAGGTTTCGTTCTGGCGTGTCCAACGGGGCTGGGGGTACCGAAGTGGCTACCTGGCGTAATGCGGGTGCCACATTGAATTCTGAGATAAAGATGCCACCCTTCTGGGTGGACAAGAACCCTAGGTACATTAGGCGCAGATAAATGGACATTAATGAACTGGTGCAGGAACGTGAATGGCGAGCCTGCAAAGCGAAGAAGAACGCTACTATAGATGAGCAGTTGGATGCGTTCGTACATTTCTGCTCGAACTACTGGTACATTAAACACCCTGAGCGGGGTCGTATCAAGTTCGAGTTGCGTGAAGCACAGCGTGAGACTGTGCGTTCCTGGTTGGCTAACCGCTATAGTGTAGTTCTGAAGGCACGCCAGATTGGATTCTCCACTCTGGCGGCGGCATACTGTTTTTGGTTGACATACTTTGAATCTGACCGATTCGTGGTCATGCTGAGTAGAACGGAACGTGAGGCAATGAAGTTGCTTCAGAAGTCCAAGTACGGGTACCGCTGGTTGCCTGAGTGGATGAAGGTTCGTGGACCTAGACTGTTGACTGATCACCAGTTGAAGATGGTATTCGACAACGAGTCCGCTATTGAGTCATTGCCCTCTAGCAATGACCCTGCTCGTGGTGAATCTGTTTACCTGGTGGTGGTGGACGAGATGGCGTTCCTCAGTAACCCTGATGAAGCGTGGGCATCTATCGAACCTATTGCTGACGTTGGTGGACGAGTCATCTGCCTGAGTACTGCCAATGGTTCAGGTAACTTCTTCCATAAACTATGGGTTGGTTCCCAGACTGGAACCAACCAGTTCAAGGGTGTGTTCTGGGCTTGGGATGCTGGTGACCGTAACGAGGACTGGTATGAAGTCAAGCGCCGTTCCCTACCTGAGTGGCAGTTACATCAGGAATATCCACGCTCCCCTGAGGAAGCGTTCATCAAGTCAGGTAACCCTGTTTTTGATATTGAGATCATCAACTCGATTATTCCTAGTTCGCCTACTGTTGGTACGGTTGTGACTGGAGAGAACGCTAGGTTTGTTCCTGGGGATGGTCCTTTCCGTATGTGGGAGGAACCAGACGAAACTAGCCATTATGTTGTTGGGGCTGACGTTGCAGAAGGTTTGTCGCATGGAGACTATAGTTCGGCTCATGTTATCAACGCTAATACGGGGCTTGTTGCGGCTCATTGGCACGGACGAATAGACCCCGACCTGTTTGGGGAAATGCTAGCCGAGATCGGCATGATGTTTAATATGGCGCTAGTCGGGGTTGAGAACAACAACCATGGTTTGACCACGATCAAGGCTTTGCAGCGAACTGGCTATAAGAACATTTATCGGCAGCGCCGTTTGGCTCAAGCCAGACCTGTGCCTACGACTATTCTGGGTTGGCGTACTACTGCTAGTTCTAAGCCTTTGATGATTGACGAGTTGGCTGCTGCTGTCCGCAACGAGGATATTGACATTTGCTGTGAGTTTACTATTGGGGAGTTGCGTACATTTGTACGCAAAGAGAATGGCAAGATGTCTGGTAGCCCGCATGACGACCGTGTAATCTCGTTGGCTATCGCCAACCAGATGCTGAAATATGTGTATCTACCTGAATACTATGTGGGCGAGAATATCCCTAGGAACTCTTTGGCATGGTGGGAACAGTTCCTTGTGGGCGATACCACCCCTAGTTCTCAGCCGATTGGCGCATACAATGTCCGACATGGTGCGGATGTTGGTCGCTAGCGAACGGTTTATCTATAGTATGGGTACTTTTATGTGCGATAACTGCGGAGATTCGTTCCAGGCTGAACAGTTGAACCGTCGAGGTTCAGTCTGTTTTAGATGCCATGTCCGCACTATCCGCTTAGGGTTTGCTCATGGCAAAGAGGACTTCCACGGTCCAACCATCAAGGAACGCCAGGAGAAAACTGTTCGAGACGCCAAGATCAACGGCTATAATGCCGAGCCTGTTGGAAGTCGATGGGTGTGATCTAGCATGTATTGGTGGGTCCCCATTGTAGTTGCAATTATCGGAGGACCGATGATGTGGGGGCTACACCGCCTGGATAAGAACAATAGCAAGCAACACCACGAGAACTCATCTATCCTAACTAGGATTGAGGAGCGTGTCATTAAACTGGATGATCGTTTGCACGATCATATTAGTTGGCACAACCACCCACCCATAGCGCAGCCCAAGGCTGCCAGAAAGAGAGTTAAACATGAAGTACGGTGATTCAATTCGACGGGCAGTAGCCACGTTCATTTTTGCTTTTGTTGGTGTTGCTGCTGGCTCAGCCACAGGCAACCTGGAAATTAGCGAATCCGCTATTTGGGCTGGCGTTGGCGCTCTGCTCAACTTCGCTTATCGTGCAGCAGAAGTGTATATTGCTGCCAAGCAAGCAAACCGAGACTAATAGTTAGGAACCTTTGATGGCACGAACATCCAATAGTGAACTGCTGGCGAGATACCGTAAGAAAATTACGGCATCTCGTCGTTGGCGCAAAGAGGAATCATATGATGAAACCTGGAAGCGTCTGGTTGACATGTATCGAGGCAGACATTACGAGTATTTCACTGACGAGGATCGAATCCTTGTCAACATGATTTTCTCAACCGTCAATGTTATCGCCCCTAGCATTTCGGTCAACTATCCGAAGATCACTGTTTCGGCGGTGAACCCCGAGAATGCTCCGAATGCTGTGATTGCGGAAGCAGTGGTGAACTATTGGTGGCGGCACCGTGAGGTGAAAGCACAGTTCCGCCGTGCCGTCAAAGACCTACTTATTGTTGGTCATGGTTGGATGAAGGTCGGTTACCGATACGTTGAAGAAGAACGTATCGGTGACGACGAAGATGTCAACGATCCTGGTGCAGAAGAAAACTATAGTACGACTAACTATAATGTGTTGGAGGACGCTCCGTTTGTGGAGCGTCTCAGCCCGTTTGATGTGTTTGTTGATCCTGACGGGACTGGCATGGATGACATCAAATGGATCGCTCATCGCACCCGTCGCCCCATTAGCGACGTCCGCACAGACCGCCGTTACAATCGTACCGCCCGTGAAGAAGTCCAGGCAGTATCGTATTCTCGCTATAGCGTGGATGAGCCTCAGCATCGCAAGATTAACGACAAAGACGAAGGCTATGCCGATATCTTCGAATACTATGATCTGAGGAACAACACGGTTTGTGTGTTCGCTGAGGGCGGAGAATCATTCCTAATTAAGCCCCGTCAGATGCCGTATGCCTTCGGGCACCCGTTCGTGATGCTGAGGAACTATGATGTTCCCGACCAGTTCTATCCGATTGGTGACGTCGAAGCAATCGAGCCACTCCAGCGGGAATTGAATGCTACTCGTACTCAGATGATGAACCATCGCAAGAAGTACGCCAGGAAATACTTGTTCCGTGAAACAAGTATCGACGCTAATGGTCGGGCTGCTATGGAATCCGATGAGGACAACATCATGGTTCCCGTTATCGGTGATGCCCCGCTAGCAGATGTTGTCCAGCCGTTCCCTGCGTTGATGAACCCACCCGAGTTCTATAACCAGTCGGCGATGATTGAAGCAGACATCAACACCATTAGCGGTGTTGCAGAGTTCATGCGTGGTTCTGTATCCGAAATTCGACGTACGGCAACGGAAGTCGGATTGCTCCAGGATGCTGCTAATGCCCGTACCGCAGACAAGTTGGCGACCGTTGAAAACGGTATCGCCACCATTGGACGGAAACTATTGGCTCTTAGCCAGCAGTTCCTTACTGGCGTCCAGGTAGCCCGTATCCTTGGTCGTGACGGAGAACCGATCTGGATTCGCTACGATAGAGATTATATTGCTGGCGAGTTCGATTTCGAGGTTGTGGGCGGTTCGACCATGCCGAACAATGAGTCCGCTCGCCGTGCCCAGGCTGCTGAACTGGTGGCTGCTATGATGCCGTTTGTATCCGCTGGTGTGGTGGACATGAACAAACTGGCGGCTCATGTTCTCCAGAACGGCTTTAACGTCAAGAACCCCGAGGCTTTCATTCTGGCTCCGCCACCTGCACCCGAGCAGGAGATGGCACCTGAAGGTGGTTTACCACCAGAATTGGCGGGCGGTTTACCGCCTGAGATGATGGGCGCACCTATGGGTGCGCCACCCATGCCAATGGGTGGACCAGTCCCGTCTGGTCCTGGAGGGGTCGCACTTGACCCCGCTATCTTGGAGATGCTGATGACACCTCCGCCCACATCTGGACCTGGGATACCTATGGGTGAGTCTATTCCGCCTGAGTTGCTGGCTATGTTGCTGGCATCTGGTGGCGCCCTAAGTGGTGTCGAGGGGCTACCTGCCGAGGCAGTTGCCCCCCTTCTAGGAAACCCGCCAGTATAGGCGGCGAACGATACCCCCTATAGTAGAGCAACCATATCGGACTCTAGTTTGGAGCAATAACGTGGAAAACACAGAAGCCGTTACATCTGCCCCAGTTGAGACTGGACAAGCAGGAGGATCGGAAGTTGGGCAGGCAACTGAGACCAGCACCCCCAGTTACGAGTACGTTGATGTAGACGGGATTGGCGACAAGTACGTCAAGGTTAAGATCGACGGACAAGAACTGGATGTGCCAGTCAAGGAAGCACTGAGCGGATACCAGCGTCAAGCGGATTATACTCGCAAGACACAGGAATTGGCAGCCCAGCGAGAAAGCCTACAATACGCTGCAACTTTGGCAGAGGCATTGCAGACTGACCCTACTGGAACTTTGCAACTTCTTAGTCAGCATTATGGAGCGCCTACTGGCGTCAACCAGCAGACTGAGGATTTGGAGATGATGGACCCGATTGAACGTCAGGTCTATGAGTTGAATCAGAAGGTCCAGCAGTTTGAGCAGGTGCAAGCCAAAGCGGAGTTGGAGCAAGAGATTTCTAGACTTAGTGGCAAGTATCAGGATTTTAACGCTCCTGAAGTTATTAATCATGCTTTGCGTACTGGGATCGTAGACTTGGAACTGGCATATAAGCAGGTCGCATATGATCGGCTAGCCCAGGAAGTTGCTGCGATTCGAGGCGCCCAGCAGGTTGTGGCTTCTAAGGAGCAGCAGATCGTTGATGCGAAACGGGACGCAAGTTTCGTTACTGGTGGCGTTAGCGCTAACGGTGCAACTGAGCCTATTGGTCGAATCTCGTCTGTTGCCGATGCTTGGCTGGCGGCAAAACGACAGATGGGGATGTAATCAACCCACCTTATAACAAACTGGAGTAAACTATGAGTAACCCGAATTTTGACCAACTGTTGGCAACTACGCTTGCCAACTATCGTGACCAACTGACCGACAACATTTTCACGGCTCGTCCGTTGACCTACTTCCTCATGGACAAGGGTCGCATCCGTATGTTGGATGGCGGTACGAAGATCGTGGAACCCCTCATCTACGGAACGAACAGCACCGTGGCATCGTACTCAGGTTACGACACCATCTCGCTGACCGCCCAGGATGGTATCACGGCTGCCGAATACGATTGGAAGCAGTACGCTGCATCCATCGCCATCAGCGGTATCGAAGAAGCCAAGAACAACGGCGAAGCCGCTATTCTGAATCTGTTGGAAGCCAAGGTCATGCAGGCTGAGGAGTCTATGCGTGAAGGTTTCAACCAGATGTTCTTCGGTGACGGCACTGGCAACAGCGGCAAGAACTGGAACGGTCTTGGCAACCTGGTGGAAGCATCGGGTACTGTTGGTGGAATCAACCGTGCGACCGCAGGTAACGAGTATTGGCGCTCCTATGAGGAGAACACCGCTGGTGCGCTCACGCTTGCTCAGATGGCTACGGGATACAACACCGTGTCCGTTGGTAACGATCATCCCGACATGATCCTTACCACGCAGACTCTGTTCGAGAAGTACGAGTCCTTGTTGACGCCTCAGTTGCGGTACACTGATACCAAGACTGCTGACGCAGGATTCCAGAACCTTCTGTTCAAGGCTGCGCCCGTTGCCTACGATGTGCATTGCACCGCTGGTGTCATGTACTTCCTCAATAGCAAGTACCTGACCCTCGTTGGTCATAGTGGCAAGTGGTTCTCCCAGACGGAGTTCGTCCGTCCCGAGAACCTGGACGCTAAGTATGCTTTGATCATGTGCTACGGTAACCTCACTTGCCGTAACGCTAAGAAGCAGGGCAAGTTGACGGCTAAGACTGCCTAATGTAGTCGATGGTGGGTGGCTCTAATTGGAGCCACCCACCTGACCGTCTAGTTAAAGAAACGATTGGAGCATAATGGCACGGAATCCCGTTAAGCCGAAAGATAATCCGAAGTTTGCTGGGGCGCCTGTTAGGAATAAACCGAAGCCGCCAGCAATGCCACAGAACAAGAATCTGACACCACCTAACGCCACTGGCATTAAGGCAACTAAGCCGAAAACAAAGAAGGCTAGCGGTCGAGTAAGTGCTGGTACTGGCAAGAACGGTCTGTATTGGTGATCTGCACCAATATCTTCTAGTTACCATCCCCACCCGTTTGTGCGGGATGGGGATGTTTTATTGATACGAGGTTTTATGAACAACTCCGCACCCGCACATTCTTACTACGGTAGACCCCAAGGCGACTATAGATTGGCGCACATTGAGGGGGCTAGGTTGGCTACTGCTAGCGCACCGTATGTGGGTCGAGGCAACAAGTGTTCTGGGAACGAGGATACCTGTGAGGGTATGCGAGCCAAAGGCACCGAGTTTTGTATGGGTCATCTGAGGAAGATGGCGAAGGAAAGCGTCACTAAGGCACCTAGCGAGGAGGTGGTTGTTGATGGCTCAGACGAGGATGACTCTGAATGATATTGTCACGAAGGTTCGTGAGGTAACGGAACTGGATTCAACCGATGTTCCTACATCAGTTATCACCATGTATGTTCGTGACGGATACAATAGGATTATTGATCTGGAACGTCGATGGACGTTCCTGGAATGCAAGTTCTCTATGACGACCACACCCAATGTGGGCGAATACACAATCAACGATTTCACGACGGACGACATCCGTGAGGTAATTTCGATTGTGGATGATGAGGGTACACGCATGGAGTTCATTTCGTATGATGAGGCTGAGGATTTGTTCCTTGATGTTACGACTCCGATCAAACGTCCGATCATGTATTCGATGTGGGCTGGGAAGATTTACTTGTTCCCGAAGCCGAATGCCGCTTACACGGCGACGGTGCGAGCATACCGTTATCCTGAGGATTGGGTGACGAACAACGCTATCGTGGACGGTCCCGCCGCATTCGACATCCCACTAGTCTATTATGCTACTAGCCGTATCTACCAGGCGCAAGAGGAACTTCAGACTGCGATGCGTTACGAACAGTCCTTCAGCGATGCCATTAGCATGGCACGCCGTGACCTGACTAGACCCCCTAGTAATTCGCCTGTTGTGTTTGCTGGTGGTTCGAAGAAGCGGTTGATGCGAGGCACGGACTGGTCGTACTAGAATGATTAAGGCTATCAGGGTTGATGATTTTACTGGCGGTTTGAATCTTGATTCGAACGCTTTTCGGCTTGCCCCGAATGAAACCAATGATGCTTTGAATGTGGATTTTACTATTGATGGTGGCGTGTCATCCAGATATGGTTTTGTGCGGTCGAATACGACCGCACTCAATGGGGCTAGTGTCGGCAATCTAAAGCCGATGCGTTTGTTCTCCTGGGATAACTCCTCCAGACGTCTAGTTATTGCTACTGAAACGG